CCCCCTGTTTTGGCATTGGTTGTGCTTTTTCAATTATACAAAAAGATTTTTCATTTAATAATATATGTGTTTTTAAAAACGTAACAATAGTCATTGCATCGATATTTTTATTGCACAAAGGCATTTCCAATAAAAATGTATCTTCCATTTTAAGCACAGCAATACCTCCTTTTTGCCCCGGATCAATTCCCATAAAGATCATATAAACACCATCTTTTTATTTACCATTTTCTTTTTCTACCAATTAGAGATTCTTCCAATACTTTTTCTTCAATACTATTCCATTTTTCTGTAACTTCTTCTTTTAATTCTTGTTCTAAATCATTTATATAAATATAATGAATAAGTTTTTCTAAAGAAGAAAATTCCTTTTCTTTCCATATTAAATTTTTTTTATCTTTTTTTTCTTTATCCTTTCCTGTTTCCGTTTTTAAATCAAATAAAAATTTAAGATTACTTCTAATATTATCAATTCCATAATCGAATAAAAAATCTAAATAACAAGAACGAAAAGGTTTCCTATGACGAGCTTTTTTTGTTGTGATCCCAACACATATTCCATATGTACGATTAAATTTTTTATATTTTTCAGTTTCTTTCATAAATAAAACAATATTGGAATAAAAATTTAAAGCCTTTTCACATTGTCGTGTATAAGGTGATCCAAAAAATATTCCTATTTTATTTCTTAATTGTGATGTAATTATAAGTAATATTTTATTTTCCACTAATTTTTTTACATAATTTCTACAAAATTGATTAAAAAAAGAAGCTTTTCCCATACCATATGTTCCATCTTTCTTTTCTTTATTTCTGTTTTTTTCCATAAACAATTCTTCTTCTCTACTTGATAACTTTTCAAAACTATCTAAAACATATATAAAAATATCCTCTTTATTTTTCTTATTTATTACCCAATGGATGTTTTTTTCAAAATCTTCTATTGTTTCTGATACAGCATCTTCTTTTAATAATCCATCTTTTAAAATATCAATTCCATACAATATCTGTGAATCAAATTTATAACCTTTTTCAGCATCATCATAAAACCAAGAAAAATTTTTAAATTGATGAAAAGAATTAGCAATAATCTCTCCAGATAAAAAAGATTTTCCAGAACTACTATCACCCACAATATTCATCACACCCGTTGGAAAATAACCGGTAGTTAAATCCAATAAATCTGATCCAGCAGATAAAATATTCTCTTTTAAAAATTTATCATCGTCCTTTTTTTTGCCATTTCGTACTTTCACGGTCTTCATTGATTTTACCGTCCTGTAATAATTTTAATAATCTCATTTTTTCAATTCTATAATTTCCAAGAAATTTTTCACCTAAATTATATTTTTTAATCCAAACAATCATTGTCATCAATGTAATAGGATACCCTTTTTCAGAAGCCATTTTTAAAGCTTCTGTGGTTCCTATATACATTTCATTTGTATATTTTCTAACCATCCTTCCCTCCTATAAATTAACAAAAAGCGAACATTCTTTTTTTAAAAAACAATCTTTACATTCATCATATTCATCATAATCTAATCCAAAATCATTTCCATGAGGACAAGATTTCTTTTCTTTTTTCTTTTTAAATTTTTTAATCCGAGTACTAACTTCTTCCTTTGATTCTTCTTCTACTTCTTCCTTTGATTCTTCTTCTACTTCTTCCTTTGATTCTTCTTCTACTTCTTCCTTTGATTCTTCTTTTTTCTTTTTAAATTTTTTAATCCTGACATTAGATTCTTCTGATTCTTCTTTTTTCTCTATTGCATAATAAATATCATATAATTCTTGATATGAAGGTACATATAAAAGAGAATCTAAAGAATAACTTTCTTTCAATAAAATATCCTCATCATATTGTTCTTCTCTAGAAACAAATTTCAAAGCAACCGGTTCTTTATATTCTATTATTTTTCCTTTTCTAGTATAAGTTTTTAATTCTCCAACAAAGTCTATAGAAGAACCTTCTTCTAAATCAGCGAAAGTCACAAGTTCTTCTCCTTTTCTTGCTTTCATTCTTAAATTTTTTTCAATCCAGTTAAAAGTAACATCAAATATTTGAATTCCTTTTTCTTCTTCATCAAGATCAATTACATTATAAAGAGTTCGATGCCTTGGCCATAATTTTTTTTCGCTTTCTTCTTCCCCTTCTTCTTTATATCGATACATTTCTTCACATACAGGACAAGATTTTCCAAACATTCTTTGTAGACATAAATATTCTTTATTTTCAATTCCTATATTATTATGAGTATAAATTTCAAGCACATAATCTCCTGAACCTATTTCAAGTTTTTTTGAATGATTTTTAGTTTTCACAATATAAGGAATTATGTCTATAAGATTTTCTTCTTTAATTTTATAGAATGAAACCCCTTCAATTTTTTTCTTATCAAAATAATCTTTAACATAAATTCTATCTTTATTATTAACATTATCTTCTATTTGTTGTCTTAAACTTTCTTTAAAATCATTTTTTTTACAAATCATAATTTATCTCCTTTTTATTTTATATTTTTATTTAATTTTTTTATATTCTTATTTAATTTTGATCTTATATTCTCAGATACTTCTTCTCCTTTTTTATTTCTTAAAGAAGGTTCTGAAAAATATCCTCCTAAATGTAATTTTACTAAATTTTCCAAAGCTGCTTTTTTATAATCTAATGCTTTAATACAAGCATTTAAAAGATTATAATTATAATTAACTGTATTATAACACTCATTATGACAAACCACTTCTTCTTCAGAATTAAGAGAACTCTCAAGAAGTTTTTCTGTTACTTTTACTCCTCTCTGTGCGAATTCATTTCTAATCTTTAAATCTAATTCTGCCCGAAGTTTTATAATTTTATCTTTAAAAACTCCTTTTTCATTTTCCATTTTTATTGTTTTTTCCATATATTCCATAAAAATAACAGCTTGCTTTAACCATTCTTTTTCTAATTGATATATGTCAATCTCCAAATCTTTATAAATACCCAAATCTTCTACTTTTAAACAAGTTACATCTGTTTTCACTTTATCCTCCTATAATATATTTATAATATTCTTTAATTTGCTTTTGAGTGTAATTATGTTTTCTCATTGTTTTTTTATAATTCTCTAACCACCAATCTTTTTGCTCAATTATGCAACCGATTTGAATTTGATCTTTCCATTTTATTACGTGATGTTTGCTTCCATTTATTTGTATAATTGGAGTATCTGTTATTATGTCTTTTAAATTTGTATAAAGTAAATTTGTTTTGTTAAAATTCACACCACGCAAATCTGCTTTCTCAAAATTTGCACTTGCACAAATCGCTTCTTTAAAATTTGCATTCCAACAATTTGCACCCTCAAAATTAGCACTCCAACAATTCGCACCATTAAAATCAGCTTCACTACAGTCAGCATCTTTAAAATTTGATTTGATACAATTTGATTCCTTAAAATTTACATGCCAACAATGTGATTCTTGAAAATTAGCATTCCAAGAATATGCTTTCTCAAAATTTGCACTTCTACAAACTGATCCTTGAAAATTTGCATTTGCACAAATTGCTTTTTGAAAATCTGCATTTCTACAAATCGCTTCTTTAAAATTTGCACTCCAACAATTTGCTTCTTGAAAATTAGCATCTTTACAATTTGCTTTTTGAAAATCTGCATTACGCAAATTATTTCCTTCAAATATTATCGCACCTTTTTTATTTTTTATTATTCTTTTCATTTTAATATCCTATAATATATTTATAATATTCTTTAATTTGCTTTTGAGTGTAATTATGTTTTCTCATTGTTTTTTTATAATTCTCTAACCACCAATCTTTTTGCTCAATTATGCAACCGATTTGAATTTGATCTTTCCATTTTATTACGTGATGTTTGCTTCCATTTATCTGTAAAATTGGAGTATCTGTTATTATACCTTTTAAATTTGCATAAAGTAAATTTGTTTTGTTAAAATTCACACCACGTAAATCCGCTTTTCCAAAATTTGCACTTGCACAAAGCACTTCTTTAAAATTTGCATCTTTACAATTTGCTTCTTGAAAATTTGTTCTCCAACAACCTGCTTTATAAAAATTAGCATCTACACAATGTGCTTTATAAAAATC